CCGCCGCCATCGTCCAGATCGCCCGCGCCGTCGCCGTCTTCACCAAGCCCGAGGCCCACCTCCGCCTCATCTCCCCAGCCGCCAACCACGCCCCCGCGCGCCCCTTCACCCTCCAGGTCTGCGACCCAGGCGACCACTCCATCCGCTACTTCCGCCTCGGCGACGCCTCCCAGCACCCCATCGCCCGCCTCTTCGGCCCCGAGGAACCCTTCTCCTTCACCGACTTCGTGCGCCGCGTCGAAGGCCTCGATCCCGGAGAAGACCCCGGATCCCAGGCCAAGAAGCGCGGACGCGCCGCCTGGGACGACGCCCTGCGCGCCAACATCATCGTCCACACCCGCACCGTCCGAAGGAAGGCCTACTACCAACTCGCCCCCGCTGTGGTCGCCGCTCTGGCCATATCAGACGCCAATCGGCCAGTCGGCCGCGAGTCGGCCGCCCAATCGGCCGACCTGCCGGGCAGTCGGCCGTCCGGTGGGGGGTACTACGTACCCCCCACCCCGGAGACGGCCGACTCAGCCCAGGCTCACGCGGCCGCCGATCCGGCCGACTGCGATCCCTTCGCCACGCCAGGCAGCACCACGGACGACGACTGGTGAGCGGGGAGAACGACACGGGCAACCGGAAGGGCATCAGGTCATGAGCGCGCGCGCCATCACGTCCCCGAGGGGGAGGCCGGAGACCGTGCGGGCATCGGGTCGTCTCGACGCCTCCGGGATCACCCTCGGGGGGTGGGGGCTGAGAACAGACATTCTCGCCCCTGCCCGCAGGCTGCGCGCTGGCGGGCTGGCTCGCCTCGTCCGCGCCGCCTGGGCCCCTGCCACCCCCGCCGGCGCCTCGTCGTCGAGCTCGAGACGCCAGGTGGGGCCCCATGAGCGGCCCCTACGCACTCCCACATCCGCCTCCCCCTTCAAGCCCCATCAGGCTTCGCTCTTTTTTGCTGGAGCGATTTTCCGGCCCTACCCCGACCCGTTCGTCGTCTTGGGCTGGATCTGGATTTCTCGGGCATTAGGCGCGTTCTGCGCTGGTAGGGGGTGACGGGTATGGCGGAGATGGATTTCGCGGCGACGGCGGAGTCGGTGGAGAGGTCACTTCTGGCGACGGCGGAGACGTTGGTGGAGCTGGCGGGTGTGGCCGTGAGTCTGAGGGAGCGTGGCGAATCGGGGTTGGAGCCGGAATTGAAGGTTCTGGTGAAGGTCGTGCTGGAGTGCAACCAGGCGGTGCTGTCGGGGATGACGAAGTGCCTGGAGCTCTCGCAGGCGCGGGGGAGGTCGTGATGGCGGATGGGGATCGGGCGCATCGGTGCGGGACGTGCGCGGCGTGGCAGCGGGGCCCAGTCGCCGGCTGGAGGGGGAGTTGTCGTCGGCTGCCTCCGTTCGTCGGGGAGGATGGTGGCGCGGAGTGGCCGCTCACGGACGGGGCGGACTGGTGCATGGGGTACGTGCCGGACGCGGAGGCGCAGCGGCGGCTGGCGGCGGAGCTGCGGGCGCTGTTCCGGCCGGCGGAAGGTGGCCAGCAGTGACGGATGGGGTGCGGCCGCGGCGGGTGTTGGGGCTCGACCTGGGGACGCGGTGCGGGTGGGCGCTGGCGACGAGCGTGGAGGTGGCGGGGGCGCGGAGCGGGGTGTGGAACCTGCAGGAGGGGGATCACGAGCTGCCTGGGGCGCGGCTGCTGGTGTTCACGGAGCGGAGCTGGAGGAGTTGCGGCCGGAGGTGGTGTTCTACGAGCACGTCTCGCGGCACGTGAGCTCGCGGGCGGCGCATCTGTTCGGGGCGCTTGAGGGGATCGTGCACCTTCACTGCGAGCGGTACGGGGCGCGGTTTCTCGGGATCCCGGTGCCGACGGTGAAGAAGCGGGCGACGGGGCGGCACATGGCGAAGAAGGAGCCGGTGCTGGAGGCGGCGCGGCTGGCGTTCGGGCGGCCGGATCTCGCGTCGCACGACGAGGCGGACGCGCTGTGGGTGCTGCAGTGCGGGTTCGACGTGCTGGCGTTCGGGCGGGGCGGCCTGGAGGAGCGGCAGCTGCGGCTGCACGGGAAGGCGAGGGGGGGGAAGTTGACGGGTCAGCCGGACCGCCGGAGGCGGGAGTGGCGGGAGGGGAGGCTGTGAACGAGCGGCTACGGGCGCTTCGGAAGGCGGCGGGGCTGTCGCAGGCGGAGCTCGCGCGGCGGGCGGGGCTGACGGGACCGGCGATCTCGTACCTCGAGACGGGTCGGTGCCATGCGTCGGAGAGGACGCGCCAGGCGATCGGCGCCGCGCTCGGGATTCCGGAGGATCAGCGGGCGGCGGTGTTCGGTCCGCTCGGGAGGATCGGCCGACCGGCTGGGAGCAGGTCTCGCGCGCGGGATGGGATCGCGCTGTGGCGCTGCGCGCCGCTGCGGGCGCTGCTGACGCAGGCGGCGTGCGAGCGGAATCACGAGCGGGCGATGGCGGCTTCGCGGTCGAAGCGGATGCTGCGGTTCGATGGGAGCCACGCGCCGGAGGGCGAGATCCGGATGGAGGCGGCGCTCGCGCTCTCGTCGGTTGGGGCCTGCATCGGGTGTCCCGGGGTGGTGGCGCTGGCGGGCCGGGCGGGCCCCGAGCGGGTGGTGGCGCGCGAGGTCCGGGAGCGCCCGAAGCCGACGCCGATGGCGGAGCTGCCGCCGAGCGCGGAGCCGAAGGTGCGGAGGCGGAAGGTGATGAGGCGGCCGCCGGAGACGTTGAGCCTGTAGAGGGTGCCCGGTATGGGTCCGGCGCATGGCCGAAGCCATGAACCCTGCGCCCGGCCCGCCCTTGATCCGCTTCGGGCGGAGCGGGGCGGAGCTGAACGACTTCGAGTGGTCGAAGGTCGTGGAGTACGTGGCCGAGGGGCGGAGCGAGCGGACGGCGGCCGGTCTGGTGGGCGTCGTCTTCGAGGCCCTGGCGGAGCAGGAGGCGAAGGATCCGGCGTTCCGGTCCGCGATGCAGGACGCGCGCTCGCGGCGGATCGGGATGGTGGAGGACGCCTTCTACGACTCGGCCCGGGGCGGCGAGCCGAAGGCGCAGGTGGAGTGGCTTCGGAACCACGACCCGCTGCGCTACCGCAAGTCCCCGGAGCCGCCGCCGGCGGTTCGTGCCGAGGGCGACGATCTGCTCCGGGCGGGGGCGCTACTGGCGCTCTCTGGCCGCGAGAAGAAGCTGCTGCAGACGCTCCTGCAGTCGGCGCTCGGGGTCGGTCCTTCGGCGCCGGCGCCGAGGGACGTGAACCCGCGGCCGAAGAAGGCGCGGGCGCGGCGCCGCGCCGCCGAGGCGCTCGAGATCGGGGCGGCGGGGCTGCCTCCGCCGGGAGAGCGTGCCGAGGAGGCGGAGCCCTGGCCGGGCCCGGCCGAGGACGACGATGCGTAGGCGCCGGGATTCGGCGGCGCGCAGCGACTCGGAGCTCCTGGCCCAGCTCGGCGCGGTCTCGCGCTCGGTGCGCTTTCAGACGATGGGGCTCCTCGTCGATGGCCACCGGTTCGATCTGAGGCTCTACCCGTACCTGGTCGATCTGTTCGACTCGAACCACGCCGACATCGTGATTCGGAAGGGGGCGCAGCTCGGCTTCACGATCGCGCTCGTGCTGCGGGTGATCGCCCTGGCCTCGGCCCTCTACAAGCGGTCGGTCATCTACTTCATGCCGACCCGGGACGACGTGTCCGACTTCTCGAAGGCGCGGTTCGACCGGCTGCTGAAGGAGAACGCGGTGCTCGCGCGGGACGTGCGCGGGACCGACGCGACGCACATCAAGCGGATCGGGGAGACCTTCGTCTACTTCCGGGGCGCGAAGAGCCGGTCCCAGGCGAAGTCCGTGCCGGCGGATCTCGTGGTCTTCGACGAGCGCGACGAGATGGATCAGGACCTCGTGGACCTGGCGCGGACCCGGCTCGACGGCTCGCCCTGGCGGCACCAGGTCTCGCTCTCCACGGCGACGCTTCCGGACTACGGGGTGGACCACGACTACCAGGCCTCCGATCAGCGGACGTGGCACATCAAGTGCCGGGCGTGCGGAAAGTGGACGTGCATGGAGCTCGACTGGCCGGAGAGCGTGAAGCGACGTGCCGACGGGACGGCGTACCGGGCCTGCAAGAAGTGCTCTGGCGAGATCCACACGCTGCACGGGGATTGGGTCGCGGCGTATCCGGACCGCTCGAAGATGGGGCTCTGGGTCTCGCAGCTCTGCTCCCCGACGGTCTCTCCGCAGCTGGTCCTCGACGAGTACGAGGACCCCGGCCACAACGTCCGCGAGTTCTACAACTCGCGGCTCGGTCTCGCGTGGGCGGACACCGAGGACATCCTCGACGAGGCATCGCTGCGGGCCGTGACCACGGACGAGCCCTCGAAGCGATCTGCCCAGGGGCCGTGCTTCCTCGGCGCGGACGTCGGCAAGCGGGAGATCCACTGGTGGGCGGGGGAGAAGCGGGACGGCGAGCTCGAGATGCTGGCGTTCGGGGTGGTCGGTGACTTCGGCGAGCTGAGCGACATCCTGCGGCGCTTCAACGTCGCGGTCGCCGTCCTCGACGAGATGGCCGAGACCCGGAAGGTCCGCGAGTACAAGGCGCTGCACGGGGAGGTCTGGGGCTGCTGGTACTCGGACGCCCAGCGCACCGGCTACGACTGGGGCGTGAAGGAGCGCAGGGTGGCCGTCAACCGGACGGAGCTCCTCGACCAGTCCCACCGGATGATCGTTCAGAAGCTCGTGAAGATGCCGCGTCCGGACGACCGCTGGCACGACCTGGTGAAGCACATGACGAATCTTGCGCGGCTCGTCGAGCGCAACAAGGAGACCGGGCTTCCGAAGATCCGATGGGTGGTGAGGGGAGGGCGGAAGCTCGATCACTGGCGGCACGCCTTCGCCTACGCCGTTCTCGCCGCAGAGATGGCGCCGATCGCAGAGCGCGCTCGGCTGATCCAGTCACCCCGACGCACGAGACCGACGGCGCTCTCGTGGATGAGCGCGTAGCCATGCTGACCGCGAAGGAACCCGCCGAGAGGCTGCTACAGGCGAAGTCGTTCTACGAACACACGTGGGACCAGTACGACCGGTGCAGGTGGTTCGCGGAGGTGCAGACGGACGAGGAGTACCACCACGGCAGGCAGTGGACGGACGAGGACCTGGCGTATCTGCGGAAGCAGCGCCGGCCGGCGCTCGTCTTCAACATCATCCAGTCGAAGCTCCTTCACCTCATCGGGGCGCACGAGGACAACCTCGAGGTGCCGATCGCGGCTCCGGTCGGAGTCGAGGACCAGATGCTCGCGGACCTGCTGAACCACATCCGGGATCGGATCTGGGCGGAGATCGACGGGGCGGACGTGGACGCCGAGGTCTGGGAGAGCGGGATCATCTGCGGCATCGGGAGCTCCGCGATCGACGCGGTGCCGGATCCGGATGATCCGGCCATGCTTCGGGTATCGCTCTATCCGCTGTCTGCCTACGAAGTGCTGTGGGACCCCGCGAGCGAGCGGCGAGACCGGAGTGACGCGCGCTTCGTCTTCTGGCACCGCTGGCTCTCGCGGACGGAGTTCAAGCAGGAGTATCCGGAGCACGCGGGCCGGATCGACGAGATTTTCCATGAGCAGTTCGGGCTGTCGGCGGACGTAGCCCACTGGCTGAAGGTGAATCCATCGCCGGTCACATCGGGCGACGTGCGGGACCTTCGGGGGACGCTCTACTACGACCGGCACCGGGACCAGGTGCGGGTGATCCGCATGGAGTACAAGGCCTCCACGAAGCGCCTATTCGCCGTCGATCCGGTGTCGTCACAGATGCGGGAGGTCGAGCCCGAGGAGCTGCGGGTCATGCGGCAGCTCGCGCCCTCCATCGAGAGCGTCTCCAACTGGACCACCGAGTACCGGTGGCTCGAGTTCGTGGGCGACGCCGTGCTCTTCGATGCGCCTTCCCCGCTGCCGATCGACGGCTTCTCGATCACCTCGAGCGTCTGCCACCAGGACCACAAGCGGATGCCCTACGGAAAGGTCCGGATGCTCCGGGATCCGCAGGGCGAGGTGAACAAGCGGATGTCGCAGACCCTCCACCTGATCGTGCAGCAGACGCAGCCGGGGGTCTTCGCCGAGGCCGGTGCGTTCGTGAACGAGGCCGAGGCCGAGGCATCGCTCAAGATGGCCGGCTCGGTCACGAAGCTTGCGCCGGGTGCGCTCGCCCAGGGGAAACTCAAGGAGCGCACGGTTCCGACGCTCCCCGACNNGCCTCATCGACATGATCTCCGGCATCTGGTCCGATCAACTGCTGGAGCCGCGGGGGATCCCGGAGGCTGCGGCCACGGCGCAGCTGAAGCACAGGCAGTCTCTCCTGGCGATGCGTCCCGTGATGCGCGGGTTCACGTCCTACCAGCGGGGAGTCTTCCGGAAGCTCCTGCAGATCGTGGTCCGGGCGATGCCGGACGAGCAGATCGCGCGGCTCCTCGGGAACGCGAAGCGATACCAGGTGCAGGGTCACATCGTCATGGACGGGCAGACGGGGAAGTCGGTGTCGATCGACTCGATGCGGGACCTCCAGTACAACGTCGAGGTCCGGCCTGCGGACGAGAACTCATCGCAGCGCCTCATGGAGCTGCAGACCCTCGTCGAGCTCCACGGCGGCGGGATGCCGGTCGATCCGAACGTCATCATCGACTACCTGGCCATCCCGAGCGATCGGAAAGAACAGCTGCGGTCCTACGTCAAGTCCCAGGCGGAGGCCGCCGCGCAGAACGCGAAGCAGCAGATGGTGGCGTCGATGGCGCAGCTGAAGCACGTCGCCTCGATGGACGTGGCCGATCGGCGGCTCGAGGC